GTGGTGAGTTGTACGAGGTAAGTTTTGTGACACTAGGCGCAGACCGCACAACCAAAGCAACGGTGGCCGCGCAAAGAGAGGAAACTGAGAAAATGGAAGATAGAACAGAAAGCACAGACTCGGCAGACGTTCAAGGACTGTTCGACCAGATCAAGCTGGAAAAACAGCGACAAAAAGAAATTGTTGACATTTCTAAGCGATACATTGAGCTAGGTTACGACGTCAACACGGTACAGGCAGCCGCAACCCATGCCCTAGACAACAAAACCGACGCGCAGCAATTTGAGCTGGGCCTGGTACGCAGCAGCCGCGGCGTGAACATCCGACGCAGCAGCGGCCAAAAGCTGACCGGTGAAGTCATCGAGGCCGGCCTGGCATTGGCAATGGGCAGCGCGTTTGACAGCGAAAAATACTACAAGCCGCAGGCGCTGGAAGCTGCCCGAGAAAACTGGAAGCGCGGTTTGACCGTTACCGAGTTTTTGCGCATGGCAGCCCGCAGCAATGGCTGGACGGGTGAAAGCAACAAAGACGTTAAGAGTCTGCTGAGAGCAGCATTTGCCCCAGTCGAAGCCGCCAGCGGTGTATCGACCTACGACGTATCGGGCATTTTGTCCAACGTCGCTAACAAGATGATTATGGACGCCTTTAACGCAGTCGATAACGCTTGGCGACAGATCGCCCTCATTAGCCCAGTTAGCGACTTCAAGCAGATGGAAACGTATAGCCTAGTAGGCGACGTGGACTACGAAAAGCTGGGCCGAGGCGAGCGAATCAAACACGGTACGCTGAACGAAGTTCAGTACACCAACCAGGCCGACACCTATGCCAAGTTTATGGGCATTGATCGCCGCGACATTATTAACGACGACATGGGCGCATTTAACCGCGTTCGTCAGCGTTTGGGCCGAGGGGCTGCAACCAAACTGAACAAAGTGTTCTGGACTGAGTTTATGGACAACTCATCGTTTTTTGCCTCGGGCAACAACAATTACATCAGCGGCGCGACAACTAACCTTGCAAGTGAAGGTCTGCGCCAAGGTGTTGAAAAGTTTATGAAACAGACTGACCCAGACGGTGAGCCGTTGGGCATCATGCCACGCATTCTGCTAGTACCGCCAGAACTGGACAGCATTGCCCGTGAGTTGTTTGTTTCGACTAACAACAATACTGGCGGAGCTGCAACGACTGAGCGAGTACCAAACGCTAACGTGTTTGCTAACCGATTCATTCCGGTTTCGACCCCGTACCTAAGCAACAGCACGTACACAGGCTACAGCACAACCGCCTGGTATCTGCTGGCTAGCCCAGCTGAAATGGCAACCATCGAAGTTGTTTTCCTCAATGGCGTGGAAACCCCGACCGTGGAAATGGCCGACGCTGATTTTGATCTACTTGGTATTTCCATGCGAGGCTATCACGACTTCGGTGTTAACCTGATGGAAAAGCGAGCTGGGGTTAAGAGCAAAGGCGCAGCATAGTGGATTTACTTGCCAACGGCGCTGAGTGGCTGCGAACGCAGCGGAAAAGCTATTTAGGGCAAACTGTGGTGTATGCCCAGGATGGTGATACCGTCAGCGTTACAGCTACCAGCGCTGAAACCAGATTTGAGACCGATACCGGCGACGGTGTTTTGTTAACTGGTAGGCAGGTGGATTGGTTGATAGACGTAGCAGATTTAGAGGCAACGCTGGGTGCAGGGACGCGCCCGCTACCTGGCGACAGGATACAGGCCGGCAGCGGCGCATCAGCGATCCAGTACACAGTGGTGCAGATTGGCGGTGAGGCTGCTTGGCGCTGGCATGATCGCCAGCAAAAGACACTGAGGATACACAGCATTGAGACAGGAGCCGGCGCGATATGACCAGCGTCTGGTTTGGCCTGAGAAACAAGATTAAGACACAGATTAACGGTTTGACTGGTTACGAAACCATCGTAGCCAACATACCTACGATAGACCGCGCCGAACTGACCGCACCTAAGATTTTAGTAACGCCAGCCGACGCAACGATTGGGTTTAGAAACCGCAGCAACACCCCCAAAACCATGGCCGTTTTTGTTGCGTTTTTTGCCCCACTTGGAACAGATACAGCGACCTGGGACGATGACGCCGAGCTGTGGCTGGGTGATGTAGAGTTGATACAGAAAAACCTGATGGACGACCCGCCAGAGGGCTGGCGAGCTATTGAGGTAGAGTGGCCAGTACCTATCAGTGAGGATAGGTGGCGAAATTACAGCCAGTTTTCAAGTGTGTTACGAGCGAGTTACGAGGAGCTAGCATGATCGAGAGTATCGAGGAACTAGAAACGACGCTGACCGCTGGTATCCCCATGAGTGGCGGCCTGATGAACAAATTAGGCGTGATTGACCGCCTACTAGACAAGCTGGGCCAGCTGGTGGCGTTTATTGGCGATTTGCCTAAAGAGAAAATCCTAGAGATGCTGGGCCAGGCGTACGACGACTACATCGGGCCGCTGGACATTCCAGGCATTCCAAACATTTTGATTGAAGCGCAACTGGATGCCATGCTGCGCGAAGTGTTTTTGGCTATTGCTGCAAGGATCATTGACCGTGTTAATCAGCAATAACCGCGCACAACTTATTTTTGATTTGCTAATGCTGACCTCGCTATTGTCGTTCGGTCTAGTGCTAGGCTGCCAGCGCGGCCAGCCAAAGGTAGAAACGACCGCAAGCCGGTTTTTGAAGGATTACGCAATTGGCATGAGTGGTGCGTTTATTGAAGCAGCAGCCGCAGTGGAGAATGGTGTAATCAAAACCGATGCAGAGCTGCTAGAGTTTTTGCAACCAGTGACTGCCCAAGCGCGCAAAGAGGCAGCCATTGGCATTGACCAGTACCTCGAAAACAACCTAAGCAACGGCGAGCTAAAGAAATCAGACGTTACCGTACTACGCGACCTCGGGCAGCAGTTTAGGGGCGTTTATGGACGATAACTACGGCTACAGATTAGACCTCGAAAACCGCGACGCCATTATTGAGCAATCGCCAGCGTTTTTGCTTAAAATGAGTACCGAGCCAGAGCGCGTAGACCCGCGGCCAATTTTGGTTACAGAGGATCAGGGCAGCATGGGCAGCTGCCAGGGCCATAGCCTATCGAGTTGCTTAGAGTGGTGCCACTATCTGGCGACTAAAGGCCATTACCTGCAACTGAGCCGGCTATTTGCTTACCTGGGATCGCAGCGCCTTGATGGCATTATTGGCGACAACGGCAGCACGTTACACGGTGGCGCCAGGTTAGCCAAAGACTACGGTATCTGCCCAGAAAACATCTTGCCCTACCCAGTGCCAGCGGTTTACCCCCGCGGTGGCTGGCAAAGCATGAGCAGTGCAGCCTGGGACGCAGCGACAAAATTCAAGATCGCCACAGCGCAGTTTATCGAAACCGAGCCACAGGCTAAGACCTGGCTAGCCGCAGGAGCTGGGCTAGTCAACATCGGGATCGCCTGGGGCCAGGCTATGACGCCAGACAGCCGAGGTTGTATCAAGTCATTCAGGCCAGGTGGTGGCGGCCATGCAGTTGTACTAGGTGGCTATTTACCAGATGCAGCTGTGGGCGTCAGCAGCGGCGACGGATATTGGTATTTACTACATAACAGCTGGTCAAAGCGCTGGGGCATGAATGGCTGGGCGTATGTGGCCCCTAACGCCGTACGCCAGATGCTGGAATCAAGATTTACGACTTTCGTTGGTTTAAGTGATATGACCGACGTCAAGCCGCGAGAAATCGACTTTACCGAGGAGAGCGCAGTAGCATGATTGCAACCATGATTTTAACCGTAGCACTTGCCCAGGATTGCCCTAACGGCCAATGCCAGATGCCCCAAAAGCCGGCACCAGCCGCAGCGGTGGTAGTTAGCCAGCCAGTGCGTCAGTTGGTTAGCAAGCCAGTTAAGCGGGTGCGTTTGTTTGGCCGTAAGCTGCTGCGTGGCTGCCGATGATTAACCTGAGGCTCGATTTAGCAAAGGTGCAGTTTAACGCGCGACCTGTGCTATCAGCCAAAGACAAAGGCACCAGGCGAGCGCTGATAAAGGCCGGCGCGTTTGTTCGCAGCGATGCCAAACGAAGCATGAAAAAACGAAAGCGGCCAGCCGAGGAAGGGCAGCCGCCTAGAGAAGTCAAAGGTCAGTTAAAGAAGTTTTTGTTTTTTGTCGTAGACAAAGCCGAGAGCGTGACTATAGGGCCAATTAAGCTGAGCAACACCAAAGCACCTGGAACGCTGGAATACGGCGGAGCCAGAACAACGATGAGGCTAGTGAGGGGTAGAAAGCAAGCAGTAAAAGCTGATTACAAGCCGCACCCCTACATGAACCCAGCGTTAGACAAAAACGCACCAAAAGTACCGGAGCTATTTAAAAACGCATTCAAGTAAGGATTGATAGTATGGCAGTGCTAAAGGGCATTGACTGCAAGGTATATCGCAACACGGCAACCTACGGCTCACCAACGTGGGCGCTGGTTAACCCAACGATAGAAGTGACTGTTAACCTAGAAAACAGCACGTTTGACGCATCGAATCGCGACAGCAACTACAGGCTACAGTTGCCAGCGCTGACCGACATCAGCGTAGATTTTCGGTTTCACAAAGACAAAGACGACGCAGATTTTTTGGCACTCGAAACCGCAGCCCAGACCCGAGCGAATTTGGATCTGTTGATTTTGGATGGATTGCAAACGGTAGCCACTAGCGATGGCTGGCGCGTCCTGGGATTCTTTAGCAGCTGGACAGAATCGCAGCCGCTTGAGGATGCCATTACTGTTGACGCTACCTACGTTCCAGCAGCTGTAGCCAACGCTGTGGCCGTAGCAACAGGAACAGCACCACCACCATGATAACTTTCAGCGACGGACAGAAAACCTGGCATCTGCGCTGGACGGTGGGTGTCTGCCGAGACTGCCAGGGGCTGGGGTACCTAGACGCCGAGGGCAATGAGCAGCGGCTAAACCCAGGACTCATTGAAGTATGGTTTCCAGCCCTGTTCACCAACCCTGTGCTGGTCTGCGATTTGGTTTGGGCAGCTGCTAGAAAGCAACACCTAGACCGCAGCAAAGAGCAACTAGAGGACGTATTAGCCGGCGAAGTTATAGACGCAGCCAGGGAGGCGCTACTCGATGAAATCCTAAATTTTATCAAGAGCCAGGTAAGCCGTTACAAAGTGCTGAGCCTGATGAGGAACCAGGCCAGGGTGGCACTAGAGGAAAGCTACGCGGAAATAGCAAACCAATTGACGGGTACAGATTATCAATTGAATGCGCAGGGGAAATCGGAATAGACCCAACTGACCTGACGCTGGGCGAGCTGCTGCTGATGGTAGGCAGTAGGCGCAAAGCAGAATGGGCCAGGGCGGGTACAATAGCCGCAGCAGTGTACAACGTACACAAACGCAAAGGCGGCAAAACAATTAAGCCGAGCGATTTTTACAAGCCGCTAGGCGAATCAAATGTGAGCTGGAAACAGGCAGTAGAGCAGTTTAAGAAAAGGAAACCAAAGCAATGAGTCAGGCCGAAGTAAAGACAGTGACAGACATTTTGCCCTATGTGCCAAGCAGCGCAGCGGCAGCGGGTGACGTAGCCCGAGTTGGAGGTATTTTAGGCGTAGTAGCAACCGACCTCGCAGCCAGTGAGCGAGGATCGCTAGTAGTCAATGGCACAGTCAAGCTGCCTAAGATTACCGGCGCGATTACCCGCGGCGCTAAGGTATTCTGGAACCCTACCGGCGATCCAGTCAGCGGCACAGCCGGCAGCGGCGCGGCGACCGTAACGGAAACCTCCGGCAGTTTTGTCGGCTACTGTGTGGAAAGCGTAGTGAGCGGCGACGCGTCTGTAGTGGTCTATTTGACCGGCTCAGGCGAACAGGGCGTACAGCAAAAGCGCTTCCGAGTCACAACCGCCCAGGTTAACGCAGGGTTTACCTTGTTGCCAGCGATTGCAGGGGTTCAGTATCAGCTAACAGACCTGGCCCTTATTGCGATTGGCGGCAACGCACAAACTGCAACCGGCGTTATGGTACGCGGCACCCAGTCGGCCAGCGTGGTTAAGCTCATGGACGCCAAGGTAGCTGGACTTACCCAGTCTACGCTGTTGCGAATCGGAACGGCCACCAACGGCCTAATCCTGGCCGATGGCGCATCATTTGTGCCAAACGACGCCAACACGGCTATCACCATTATCAAAGATGGTAGCGACCTGGCGACCGCAACGCATATTGACGTACTAATCAGCTACAAGACGGTAATCAGCTAACGCGGGGCCGCTATGGCATCCAAGCAAGGCATTGAGGCAGGGGGCGCATTTGTTCGCATTTTCGCGGACGACTCGCCCTTGCGCCGAACACTAAAGCAAGCAGCAGACCGACTGAAAGCGTTTGCTAAGCCGTTAATAGGCGCTTCCAAGTTAATTGGCGGCGCCCTATTGGCGTCTGGTGCCGCAGCTGCTGCTGCTACTCGCAGTTTCGCAAACTATGGCGATGAGGTCGGTGACGCAGCCGCGCGAACAGGATTAACGACAGAGGCATTGTCTGAGCTTGGTTACGCGGCCAAGCTATCAGGCAGCGACCTCGGTACGCTAGAAAAGGGATTTCGGACGTTCACTAAGGCGCTGGTGTCTGGCGGCAACGTCCAGGCACTAAAGCAACTGGGCCTAGACCCTGAAACGCTAAAGCAGCAATCGCCTGACCGACAACTGGAGGCTATCTTTGCCGCGTTCCAGAAAATAACCAACCCGACGCAGCGGGCAGCCCTAGCGATGCAGGTATTTGGCAAGGCTGGCGCGGATATGATACCGCTATTGTCTGCCAGTGGCGAAGAAATGGCAGCCATGCGGCAGGAAGCCAAAAAGTTTGGCGTAAGCCTATCAGCCGAGCAGGTAGCAGCAGCCGCGAATTTTAACGATGCTATCGACAAAATGGGCATGGCCCTACAGGGCGTGGCTAATTTGATTGGTGGCGCATTAGCCCCGATTTTAACTTACCTCACAGACGCTGTGCTAATAGCCGGCCAGGCGTTTGCGCAGTGGCTAATGGATGTTTTGAAATTTGTCGCGTCAGCACAAACTGCGTTTGCTACATTGCAAGTGGCATGGGCAGCTACGACCGAATTTTTTGGTAACGCATTTAGCTACGCGGTGCAGGGAATCTCGTCAGCCTTGGTAGTAATGCAAACCACAATCGAGGGCGTTTTCGATACAGTAGCGACAAACATACAAATCGTCTGGGCCAAAGCCATGCAGGCCATGACTGGCGCGACCTTTAGCATGGTACAGAAAATCAGCAAACCGCTGGCCGATGTGCTACGAGGAGCTGGGCTGGATAGTGCAGCGAATTTTATCCAGGGTGCAGCGACTGGCATTGGCGTAGGCGCCCCCATGATCGCAGCAGAGCAAAGCAAAGAGTCAGCCAAGCTAGGTACTGAGCTAGAAAAGCGTAGGCAGCAGCGTGAGCTAGACCAGGCCGCCATGCTGGCGAACATTCAAGAGGACGCAGCCAGGGCGCGATCGCAGCGAACCCAGGCCGTGGTAGATGCTCAAACCAAGTTAGCCGAGTCTATGGCAGCTGACCAGAAGCGGGCCAGCGAGGAAGCGGCCAAGCGGGCCGAGCGAGCGCAGTTAGAGGCAGGTGTAGCCTTTGCGGGTGCAGGTGGTGGCATGGAAACCGCTGGGACGTTTGCAGCACAGGCCATTGCGGGACTTGGGGCGCAGAGCCTCCAGCAGGACATGCTAAACGCCCTTAATAAAGTGGCTGCTAATACCGGCGCCATTGTGGACGAAGTTGCCAACGGGGGTCTGCAATGACGATAAGCGTTATAGAGCATTCACCAGAGAGCCGCAGCGGTGACGCATCGAGGGACGGAAAGGATAGCCGCGCCGAGTTGGTGTACATTGTCAGTGGTACTGCCATTTTAGGCGTGGCGCTCGATGCAGCAGACGACGTAGCCCCAGCAACGTTTCAGGGCTGCGTTAAGCGTGGTCTAGGCTACGAGGCCATGAGCAATGACGCCTGGAAAATACGCGTTCGGTACGACAAAGCTAGGCGTTTGCTTGTCAATGAGTACGAGTACGAGTTTGACATTGGCACCCAGAACCAAAACATTACGCAGAGCAAGCAGACGACTAGGTACAGAATACCCAACAGCGGCACAACCCAGGCACCCAATTTTCAGGGTGCAATCAACGTGCAGGATGGCCGAGTTAACGGCGTCGACGTACTGCTGCCTACGTTTAGTTGGTCTGAGACTTTTATTTTTCCAGCTAACGTAGTAACCGAAACCTACAAGAACACCCTGTACAACCTGACTGGCACTAAAAACAATGCGAGTTTCAGGCAGAAGGCAGCCGGTGAGGTTCTGTTTGCGGGCGCACGAGGCCGGCTACGCAACGAAGATGAGTTTTCTCTACAGTTTTCGTTTGTCGCCTCGCCTAACGTGGCTAACCTGAACGTCAACGGGATGTTTATTAACAAAAAGGGCCATGATTTTGTTTGGTTTTTGTACGCTGACCAAGACGACAGCACAGGGCAGGCCATCGTCAAGCGGCCAGTTTGTGCCTACGTCGAAAAGGTTTACGAGGATGCCGACTTCTCGCTACTGGGGATCGGCCAATGACCGTTTTTCTAACAGGGCAAAATCTAACCCGAAACCTGACAGCCAAAGACGCTAACCGGATGCTAAAAGTGGCCCAGGAAGCGGAAGCCGGCGCGGGTAACTTGACAACCAAGCAGATCAGGAACGCCTGGGAAAACGGCCATATTTTAGTGCGTAACGATTGGGGTGTATATTTGCCAGCGTTTGCAGTGACTGGCGTAGGGCCAGCGCAGTATCTGTACGACGTCAGAAATTTACCTCGCAGAGATAGACAGCAATCAGTTATTTACTCCGCACAGCTAATACGCCTTAAAAAGCATTGGTTTAGGCATGGCGTAGTTCAGCAACGCGCAGGCATAGGCGAAATAGTCCCGTGCGCCATTAACGGCGTTAGTTTTGCGCAGGTTAGATATTCAGGCATATCTACGAATCAGATGCTAGGCGTTAAAGTGGCGCTTCAGGACTGGGATCAGCAATCTACCCAAGCAGGCGGTATATTTTTTCCAGAAAGAGAATTTAGCACGTTTTTTGGCCATGCCGAGTTGTTACAAGCGAGCAAAGAAACTTTTCCAGAACGCCACAGATCGCTGGTTAAACTACACCAAAGAAATACAGTGTGGCGCGCAGTGCTGACTAACCGCGTCGATTCCCTAGAGTTTGATGGTTATTTGTCGGCATACGGTAGTTTCACCTGGTCAACTATCAAGATTTTTGACGTTTGGAGCGTGATGCCTAACACGACTGATTTGCCAACCGGCAGTTGTAGCATTCCTTGCGGCATTGAGATAAGCCAAGGGCTGCTAGAAGCAACCAGCGAACAGACGAACCTGCCTGATATTACTGGCTACATTATTTCTGTTAACCGCGGGACAACGATAACCAACCTTCAGACCGTAAGTGAACCGCCATAAGGTGCCAAAATATGCAAGAGAATTTGACGTTGCTAGGGACGCTTTTAACTGGCATGACCGCTATGGGCGGCGCTGTTGGGATGCTGTGGCGGCACGTCGAAAAGCTGCACAGCGAAGCCATGGCCAGGATGGATAAAACAACCGAGCGCATCGAGCATGAGCTGAAAGACTGCCAAGCGGACAGGGTAAAGTTGTGGGAGCATATTACAAAGACGCAGGAGAATAATTAAGTGAGTACCCAAGCGTTAATAGATGAACTGCGTAAGCCGCAGTATCAAAGCATGAGCGACGCCGAAGCGGCAGCGGCGGTGAATGCTAAAACCGTAGCGATCCGGCAACTGGTACCCAACTGGAAGATTAAACAGACAGCAATTTTGTCTGGCTACTGGGCCGCAGTTAAATCCGGCCAGTTGTCGGCCAACACGATTGCAGCCGGCCTGTGCGTGAGTGTTATCGACTGGGTAACAGACCCAAAGATTGAAAGCACAGACATGGACATACCAGGCGTGCAACAGATGATAGACGGTCTGCTTACGTTTGGGTTCATTACAAGTACACAGGCTAATGACCTCGATGCACTGGCAGATGCAACGGTTAGCTGGACATCTCAGAACGGCTTGCCAGAAATCGGCATCGGCTTAGTAATCAACGCACGCAAAGAAATCAACGCAGGAGAATAACAAGTGGCAACCGGAAAAATTAATTACGCAACAGCATCCGACCTTTCGATGACGCTAGCTAGCTTGGCAAGTGATACCAACTTGCTGGCTGGTCAAGAGTCGAGTGCAGTGGATAACACCGTTGATGGTCGTCGTGATTACTGGGTTAGTGGCAAAGTGATGACTGGCACTTCGCCCACGGCAAGTCGATCCATTCAAGTATGGGCCGTAGGGGCTATGGACTCATCGGGTTCACTTTGGCCAACTGTTTTCGACGGGACGAATTCCGCAGAGACCATACCACTTGCAGAAATCAAAAATGCTGTTTGTAAATTCGTTGCTGAGATGGCAACAACATCAACAAGTAATCAGCAGTATGATTTTGGGCCGGTGCTGATTTCTTCGGTCTTTGGTGGAAGCGTTCCGGCCCGGTGGAGTCTATTTATTACGCACAATACAGGAGTTGCTTTGAACGCAACTTCAGGCAATCACCAGATTAGAATTCAACCTGAATTTGACACGGTGTCTTAATGTCGAGTCGTGACTTAGCCAACTTGAAAAACGGACTCGTAGCAGCGTGGATACCCAGTTTGGGCGCGACTGGGTATCGGCTCGTTGATAGAGTTGGAAGTAATCACGGTGTGCTCACCAACATGGATGCTGCCAGTGATTGGGTGGTGAGCAATAACAATCTAGCGTTAGATTTCGATGGGACAAGCGATTATGTGAATTTGGGAGCAAACCATAATTTTACAGGAGCCTTCAGTTTCTCAATTTGGGCAAATTTGCGAAGCAAAACCGGATATAGATTAATTTTTACTAAGTCTGATTTTGGATCGACACCGAACAAAAGAGAGTTTCTGTTTTATGTATCAGGAACCGATCTTACGCCTACTGATTCTCTTGCGTTTGTGATAATGAATCCAACCAGTTTTGCCAATCGCATTGGTCGAAGCTTGCCTAATGCAAGTATCCCACTAAATCAATTTACGAATTTTATTTGCACCTACACTGGCAACGGCGCAAATAGCGGAATAGCCATCTATATCAACGGAGTTAGGTCAGATACAACCGATCAGAATTTAGGAACTTTTACAGGTGTAGTCACCCAAACAACACCCTTAGCTATAGGAACGGATTTCAACAACTTTCCAACGCTTGGTAATCAAGCAGATATGATTTCCGACGACATCCGCATTTATAACCGCGCACTTTCCGCGACCGAAGTTTCCCTCCTCTCCAAAGAGCGTGGCATCGGTTTCAAAACATCCTCCCGCACTTCTTCCGCCTTCGCTAAACGCTACGCCTACAAACCTCCGAAAGATAAAACCTACGCAGCCATAACCCGCAGCCAATCGGACTACGATTCGCTGAGAGAAGGCCTCGTCTTAGCCATCTGCCCAAGCGTAAGCGGAGCAACGGGGTATCGGGCGGTTGATGTGTCAGGCAAAAACAATCACGGTACACTTCAGAATATGACTCCCGAGGACTGGGTTCCGAGTGGCGGGGCGTTAAGTTTGGATTTCGACGGATCGAATGATTATGTTTCAATTCCAGAATACGGAACCAGTGTCCCGTTGACGCAGGACTTTGGAATTTCATGTTTTATTAAAACTAGCAGAACAATAATTCAAACAATAGCTAACAATAGGCCTTTAGCTGGCGGTTCCACTAACGGTAATGTTTTTTGGTTGTCTAGTAATTGGTCTGCCTCTGGACAAATAGCTTTTCAAATTTTCGGTGGAACAGTTGCGAACCCAACCAGCTATGGCTTTCAATTTGGTTCAGATTGGGATGGATTACAAACTACTGGCGTAGATTGTTCAGACGGAAAGTGGCATCACGTTTTCGCTTCGCGGGTAGGCAGTATTGGCGAAATTTGGATAGACGGTGTTTTAAATGCAACCGCAAGCAATACATTGCGTCTGCTTGATTTAGGTAAACCGCTATTCATTGGCTACAACGTGCGCGACTTGAACACACCGTACTTAGGGCAAATTGATGATGTTCGATTCTATGCACGAGCGGTGCGACCAGCAGAAATCCGCCGCCTAGCATCCGGTCGCGGAGTTGGACTAAAGCCAACATCACCGAAATTTAACTACCTCGAAACCCGCGAGAAAACCTACAGCGTCATTGTCAAGTCGCAGCAAGAGCATAGCTCGCTGTCCGAAGGCTTGGTTGGTGCGTGGTGTCCATCACTCGGTGCAAGTGGCTATCGCCTCGTTGACCGCAGTGGTTACGGCAATCATGGGACTCTCACCAATATGACCAGCGAAGATTGGGTTGTTAGTGGAGGGGCAGGAGCGTTAAGATTTGAAAATAGTTTAGATTACGTTTCCGCAAACAATACGCTTTCAATCACAAGTGCGACATTTGCTGTTTCTTTATGGTTTTTAAGGACAGCAGTTCAAGATTTTCCTAGACTTATAGATATTGGTGATGGCACAAATACATTTCAAATAGTTTTAGATGATGCAATTGCTGGTGGTGGTAATGGAATGATAAATACCAAGCATACGCAATGGCAGTCTGGAATATCAGCAACAGCGTGGTTTACGCATTCATCTAATGTCTGGTATCACGTGTTCGCTAATGTCAATTCGACTATTAGTTCCGTAGATTTGTTTGTAAATGGCACGAAGCAAACTGGAAATGCTGCAAATAATGTTGGGGCTGGAGCATCGACAACTTCTGTGCTTTTTGGTATTCGCAGAGATTTGAACGGTCAAACAGACTTCAGCGGCTATTTGGACGACATCCGCATTTACAATCGCGTTCTTACCCCTCCCGAAATCCGTCTCCTTGCATCCCGTAGAGGCATCGGACTACAACCACGACCCAAACAATTTACCTTCTACCAATTCCCAAGCGGCAGCAAACGCCGACGAATCTTAACGGGGATGCCTTAATGCAACTTTTGAAACAATCCACGACCGCAACCGTAACAGTCGGGCCTGTGCTAGATGCCGATGGTGTTGCCGTGACAACCGCAGTGCTTGCCGATTTCTCAATTGCCAAGAATGGTTCAGTGGCAACGCTGACGGGTGCAACGGTCACGCATTCGACAAATGGGTACTACACAGTTGCACTGACGACTGGCAACGTGGATACGCTGGGACGGTTAGATTTGATTGTGAACAACTCCGCGATGAGTATGAGCAACCATCGTTATGATGTGCTCGTTGCTGCGACCTACGACGCGATTGTAACCAATGGAATTGCAACGAGTGCCCAAGCAACTGCGATCCAAGCAGACACAGACGACATTCAAACGCGCATTCCAGCGGCACTTGTAAGCGGTCGCATGGATGCAAGCGTAGGGGCAATGGCGAGCAATGCGATAACAGCGGCAGCACTTGCAACCGATGCAGTTGATGAAATCGTTGACGGTGTTTGGGATGAGGTGTTGACCGGCGCAACGCACAACGTAGCAGCATCAGCAGGCCGGAGGTTAAGGCAACTAGCATCCGTGATTGTTCACAGTGGTACGGCGCAAGGTGCAGGAACTGGAAATAATCAGATTCAGTTTGATACAGGTGCAAGCTCAATCAATGGTGCGTACGATCCTGGCCTAGTGTATATCGAAACTGGAACGGGGGCAGGACAAACGAGACTCATCCTTCAGTACAACGGCAGCACGAAAGTTGCAACTGTTGACCGTGACTGGCGAGTGAATCCAGACAATACTTCTGAGTTCGTTATCCTCGGTGACGCAGGCCGCGAAAGCGTCAACGAAGGTTTGGCACAAGCAGCGACGACAACAACGATAACGCTTAACACAAGTGCCTCGACTAGCGACGATGCTTACAACGGGCAGCTAGTCTTTATTCGCAGCGGTACAGGTCAAGACCAGATTGCACTTGTCGAGGATTATGTTGGCTCGACCAAAGTTGCGACGATACGCACGCGATCCGCCAACGGTGAATGGGCAATCGTGCCAGATACAACGAGTGCCTATGTGATGATTCCAAACCTGACTTGGACTATTGTGGAAATGCAAGCGGGGCTGGCAACGTCGAGCGGCGTTACAAGTGCATTCACGGAGATTAAGGGAGCAGGTTGGAGTTCGGCAACGGATACACTCGAAAAGATTAGCGACGCCTCGGGCAGCGGTGGGGCAACTGTGATTGTTAGCCCACTATCTGCCCAGGCGCCAGAGCGAGTAGTAGGCACAACCATTGACATCGCAGTTGGGGATCGCAGCCCAGTCAGTGTAGATGTGTTCGATGCTAACGATGTGGCTGTTGACCTATCAGCCCAGGGTAATCTAGAAGTGTGTATTGAAAGCCGAAACAATACCGACCTACAAGTAGTGGCGCATGCGAGCATAACGATAGGCGGCACAGGTAACAGGCGAGCAACCTGGACGCCTAACGCAGCTGCTGTAGCAACCGTTGATAAGCATCGCTGGAGCCTACGCACGGAGAGCGCAAAGAAGGTGTTAGCCTACGGGCCATGGGTAGTGTCCAGAGTGGCTCTGAAGGACGCCTAGGGGGTCTAAAAGGTACTCCGGCGGGCAATGTTAACGGAAGCGTTCGAGCGAATCGGTCATATTTTTAGCAATTGTTTGTTTTAGGGGGGGTAAGTTATGGCCGACGTAAGCGTAACAGCCGGCAACGTGGCAATTAGTGCCGAAGCGACAACAATCCTGACCGTACAGGCCGGAGAATCAATTACGCAGGGGCAGCCAGTGTACCGCAGCAGCAGCACCGGCAAATACTTGAGAGCTGACGCCAACGATACAGCCACAAAGGCTGAGGCACTCGGGATCGCATTAACGCCAGCAAGCAGCGATGGCTATTTTCTTATCGCTACCGATGGCGAAATCAACATTGGCGGAACCCTGGTTAAAGGATCGCCCTACTACGTCAGCAACGCAGTTGGCGGGATCGCACCATTTGGCGATTTGACCACAAACGATTACGTCACGATCCTGGGCCATGCTAAGACGACAGCCATTTTGCAGATTAACATTGTGGCGACTGGCATCCAGAAAGCGTAAAAATTTGCAAAAGGTCTATTGTTGTAACGCAGGTGTTACGATATAACCCCGACATGGATAAGCTATTTTCTACCAAAGAAGTTGCAGCAAGGATCGGTGTTAGCCCAGTGACCGTCAGGCAGTGGCTGCTGCGTGGCAAGCTGAAACCTCGGCCAAAGATAATCGGTGGCGGTTATCTATTTACCGAGGCTGACCTACAGCGACTGAGCCAGAGAACTGACAACCGTAGAAAGTAGCTTTTTATTTCTTTGGATTGTAACGATGTTGTTACGAAAGGTTTAGCATGTTAGGAATTGTCGAAACATTTGGAAGCCGCGAGGCGTGGGCCGCTAACCGCGCGACCTACATTGGCGGCAGCGATGCTGCTGGGATCATGGGCGCCTGCCCGTATACGTCAGCCATCGAGGTTTACGCCCGTAAGCTGGGGCTGCTGGAGCCAGTACAGGCCAGCGAGGCCATGCTGTGGGGCCAGAAGCTGGAGCCAGTGATAGCTACCGAGGTGGCAGATCGCCTGGGCCGGCCTGTAGAGCTGTGGGATCAGTCAGCGATCATTCGGCACCCCGAGCGCAACTGGCAAGGCTGTACGCCCGATGCCCTGCTCGATGATGGTGAGCAGATTGTACAGATCAAGACGACCAGCAACCGCGACGCAGCTGAGGAAGTGCCGCTGAACTATCAGGTGCAGGTACAGCATGAACTATGTGTAACTGGTGCCAGCCGAGCCTATTTGGCGATCCTGATTGGTGGGCAGCGTTTGGTCATTCACGAAGTTGAGCCTAACGAGCGTTTCCAGCAATTTATGGTGCAGCGTGAGCAGCTATTCTGGGAAAACCTACTGAATCACCAGCCTCCACCTGTGGACGCCAGCGAGTCGGCCAGGCGAGCTATCGGCACCATGTTTAAATGGACGCCCGAGGCCATGCCAATGGGTTACGAGCAGGGCATATCTGCCATGGAATTAGATCAGCAGCTAACGCAGATCAAGGATACGCTGAGCGACCTAGAAACCAAAAAGCGTTACCTAGAAAACCAGCTGCTGCAACTGATGGGCGGGGCCGAGCTGGTCGAGCTGCCCAACGGCGTCAAGCTGAGCTACAAGCAGCAGACGCGCAAAAGCTATGTCGTCGAGGAATCTACGTTTCGAGTTTTTCGCAGGAGCCAGCCCAAGTGAGTGAACTAATTGAACAACAGCAGACCGAGCCGCTAGAAAGGGCCGAGAGGCAGCTAGCACACCTAAAAGATGCTTTTGAATTTGCCCAGCGCGAAGCCAAGCTACTAGCCAGTAGCGATTTTGCCCCAAAGGCATTCAAGGGCAACGTACCAAACTGCGTCATAGCCATGAATTTAGCCCGTAGGTTCGGTTTTGATCCAACCATGGTCATGCAAAATGTGGCGATCATTCATGGCAAACCAGCCTGGGAAGCTAAATTCTTAATCGCCCTAATCAACAACAGCCGGCAATTCGAGCGCCTTACCTATGTGTTCAGTGGTACTCGGGGCCAGGATAGCTACGGCTGCCGCGTCGTTACCAAGGATCGAGCTACTGGCGAGCGTATTGAGGGAACTATTGTTGACCTGGCCATGGCTAAGGCGGAAGGCTGGTATCACAAGGAAGGCAGCAAGTGGAAAACCATGCCCGAGCAAATGTTGATTTACAGATCAGCTAGTTTTTTTGCCCGCCAGCATTGCCCTGAACTGCTGCTGGGAATGCAAACCGAGGACGAAGTTGTAGACATCGAGCCTGTACAGGCAGCACCAAAAAGATTGGAGGATTTGATAGATGAGGTGGGTTAAATTTTCAGAACGATTTCCAGGCAGTAAAGATCAGGCTAGTTTGGACATAGACGACGATGTGATAATTAAGTCAGATGATACGTTTTTGGTTCGCAATTGGTCACAGCTGCTTAACGTAGTTTCGCTCGATGATGAGTGGCTAGAGATTATCGAGGCTGAGCCAGTGAAAGAGTGCAAAATGTGTATTCATTTTTGTATCGCGCCTGCCCTATCACGTAGAGGCACCTGTAGAAAAAACCCGCCTACCGACGAAGGGTTTCCTATTACTTGGGACGATGCGTGGTGCAGCCATTTTGAACCTAAATAGTGCAACGGGCCTGGTCTGGCCGGCAGGGACTGCCAAACGACTGCGCTAGCCGTGAGTGCGCGTATCGACAGCATTAACCGCGGCAGGGAGTGGTGATGACGCCGTGGCCCCGAGGCGTTAAATCGGGGCGTTTTAGTTACCAGTTAGTTATCAGTTTTTTACAAGGAAGTAACCATGGGCAAGCTAGTTTTGAGCCGCAAGGTGCGCGAACGGATTATTATTGGGGATCGCATTGCTGTAGAGGTGGTGTCGATCAAAGGCAATACAGTAAGGATCGCTATTGAAGCACCAAAGGATGTTAAGGTGCTGCGGCAAGAGATTGTAAATTTGCAAAGCGACAGTGAAGGTGGTAAAACGGAATAGCCTGACTACCAGCAGGCTATAGTAACAACAACGCGGGAAACCGCTGAACCGTCTGTCTGGGTCTGGTAGCCTGGGCAGGCGGTTTTTTGTTGGAGCCATACAAATGGCATGGATTAAATTTGAGATTTGCACAAGCGATAAGCCGGAGGTGTGGCAGATCGCACAGAGACTGAGTATCGACCCAGATGCTGTAGTTGGAAAGCTACTGAGGGTCTGGGCGTGGTTCGATGAGCAAACGCAGGACGGTAACGCACCGAGCGTTACCAAAGCGTTACTGGATCGCAAATTGAGCGTTACCGGATTTTGCGACGCGATGATTGAAGCCGGCTGGATGATTGAATTAGAAAATCAAATATCTTTACCAAACTTTGATAGGCATAACGGAAGCACCGCTAAAAAGAGGGCTTTAACCTCAAAAAGAGTGGCCGAACATAAGGCAAGTAACGAAAAGGTAACGCAACAGGTAACGCATGAGAAACGCAAAGGTAACGCACTCAGCGTTAGTGCAGCGTTACCTAGAGAAGAGAAGAGAAGAGAAGATAAGAATAACAATACACCCCCTAAACCCCCTGTGGGGGAAATGGGAGTTTTGTACGAGTTTAGCGAAAGCCTAAACACAGACGCCTTTCGAGTAGCCTGGAAAGACTGGCTACGCCACAGAGTCGAAATCAAAAAGCCCCTGAAGCCGACATCTGCAACTAGGCAGCTGGCGCAGCTGGCCAAGCTGGGGCCAGAAGTGGCAACGGAGTGGATTAACTACACCATCGCCAAAGGCTGGCAAGGGCTATCTGCGCCCGATCCAACTTGGCAGCGCAGCGTTCGCAAGCATGAATCATTTACCGAGGAGCTAGGTTTCTAATGAATCGCGACGAAACAACCAAACTGATTAACCGCGTTTTTGTGCTGTTCCCAAGTTTTAAGAGCTGGTTTGACGAACTGCCCAGCCGCAACGCGACCGGCAAAGCGTGGATGGATGCGCTCGGGGCTGTTGACTACGTTGACGCCCTGGCTGTACTGGATGCCTGGGCAACTGGCAAGCAAAAGCCGCCCGCTGGGTTTGAACGCGACCAGACAATTTACCGACTGGCAGCAAATGCCCGAGAATTAGCAAATTTGCGGCATAGACGCGAGCAAGCAGCCCAGGAGGTGTCAGCAGACGTAAAAGCTCGCAGGGCTGCCTATAAGCCTTTACCGAGGTTTGCTGGCAGCATGAAAGCGGCCTACGATA